AGGCGTTGGCTTTTCGAAGAAAAGGCATGTAGCCTTGCCTCAGCAAAGCACCCGCCCGCCCAAACAATCAATAACAGTTTTACTGACAACTACCTTGACAAACAGCGAATGTTTTACACAGCAAATTATGCAATTCCAACAATATACATATATCTGTAATATCATACTAATGATTATGTGGTGGCCAGGTCGTGCTTTCTAGGCATAAAATAAGCACCGGCCATCTATGACTGGTGCTTACTATAGACAGACAATTTATCGTTGGCCCCTTCTATGAGAAAGTAATAGGCCAGCAAAGATTTTAAATATAATCCTAAATAATGTACTCTCTATGTAATATGGAGGGATCTTGAATAGATCTTTTTTACTGTTTTCTTTTAGTTCAATAAGACCTTCAGGATACACAGTAATACTATTTGAAAAGTCATTGGAAAAATCAAGCCTATCCGAACCAAACGTAACACTTTCAAGGTTTTCACTTTCTCGGAAAGCAAGAGCATCAATATAAAGCCCCCATCCTAAAGAAATCCTCTTACAACCTGAATTCCTTAAGATATCCCCATGTATATTCTCGTATTTTTCAATTGTAACACTTCGCAGACATTTTGTATCAGAAAACGCTTTTCGTCTAATATCCCCTGCATTGTAAATAATAATCTCTTCAATGCCAGATTTGGAAAAGGCGTTTGCGTTAATAATTCCAACATTTACCATTTCTATTTTTCTAAGACTAGTGCAACCATAGAATGCGCTGCCTCCGATTTCTTTTATAAAATGTGGTAATGATATATCTTCCAATGACACACAATTAAAAAACGCTTGTCCACCTATTTTTTCAAGATAATATGGCAGATGTACTCTTCTTAAATTTTTACAGTCCGAGAAACATTCGTAAGGTATTTCTTTTATATTTGGTCCAATATATGCCTCTTCTAATGAATCAAATCTACTAAATGAATATTTCTCAATATATGTGATACCTTCATATATTATTAGTTTTTTTACATCATTTCGTATTTGGGCCAATTTATAATACTTATCTTCTTCAACATCAAGTGCGCTTTCATATCCTATTACAGGTATCATGGGACCATAGCCATGTATTTCTAGCACTTTAGAATTATTATCAAATTTCCAAAAGACACCGACACCACACTCGCCATATATCAAATCGGCCGACTGTTGATTTAATTGTTCAATCATCAACAGATTTGTTTCTCCGTTAATAAGTCCTGGCTTTTCATCACCAAACACAGTGTTAAATCTAAGATTTTTTTCATCTTCACTTTGTTGAATTTTCTCCTGTTGGCGATATTGTTTGTACGCTATGACTGCTTGAACCAACAGGGTAAAAAGAGTCCCACCAACGAAAGGAAATACGTATTTTTTCAATGTATTGAGTATGATTTGAATCATAAATTCCTCCACTATTTGTTTTGTGATGTTCCTATGCGTGCCTGTAAATACTTATGAAGAAACCTATCATAGTTCATATTTTTTATGGGTTATTTAACAATACAATGCCATGTGCTCAACTTGTCCATTCTCTTTCTTTGTTCATATATAATAAATCAACTGCATAACATTATAGCATTTATTGTCTAGAATGAAATTCCTTAAAACTTATCAAAGTCACTCTGATCAGCCAGCCTCGCATATTTCACGCCGTCATTAGCCTTCTCAGTCCAAATATCCAGGACCAGGCCGATTGTAAGAAGGTCGAGATCCCGGATAGAGATCCCGACCTCCATGCAGCGCAGAAGGAACAGTGGCGTGGTCATTTCCCGCTCACTTCTGCCAGTCCTTTTTTTGCCTGTACATCCGTCATCAGATTATCGCCCCACAGCTCCAGGATCTGAGGAAGTACCTGGTAGATGGAGAACATCTCAAACTGATCTAACCACTCGTCTATGGTTTTCGGAATGGAGGGATCAGCGTGGTATGCCATGATATAGGCCACATTCTCGAAGATCTCCAGGTCCTCGATCTTCAGCTCATCACCGTCCTCGGTTTTCCTGGTAAAGGACTTCTCGAGCTTGGTCAGGTCCTTGAATATATCCCGTTTGAACTTGGCCCTGTAAAGACGGGGTACTGTTGCAGAGGACCGGAACTGTACAGGTTTCCCTGAAATCTCAATAGTGCGTTCGATCATACCTTAGTCCCCCTCTCCATTAGATTCTGTAGGCAAATACACAGATTGATACCAGCCCGCATAGGTAGTCGCGTCTGTCGTATCGCCGGTGCGTGCCTTCACCAGTCCGTCGGCCCTGGGATCCGCCGTGATAGAAAGCGTCTCTGTACCAGGCTCGATCGTATCCTCCTTTGTCTCCGACTCGATGGACGGACGAGAGCTGGTGCAGTTGTAGAGCACGTGGCGGATGCAGTTCACATCACCATCGAATTCAAAGAGCAGTGCGAACTTTACGCTCTCCCGGTTACCACTCTTCTCGATCAGCACGCCTTTGCCGTCCAGTTCCTCCTGCAGGATCTCCGTCCTGAACCACTCCGGTACCAGGGCCATTTCAAGGTCGCCGGAATAGCCATTGTTGGTCACGGAGCGGAAATACACAATGCCGTCCGCATAGAACGGACTGGATTCACCTTCCGCGTCCAGGGAGATGCTCACCGCGCCGGGGATCGCCCTGGGCGTGGCATAAGTAAATGTTGTAATGCCCTCCGTCACCGTCTCCGTGAGCTTGGCAGCATGTACATTTTTCAGGTTAAACTTCACCTTGTTTTTCATGCATCAATCCTCCATTTCGAATGAATAAAGAACCTCATATAGTTTCTCGGTCTCGATCCAGACCTCCGTTTTGTCGTAGAAGATCTCATGCGCATCCAGGACAGCCTCCACCTGAGCTTCCACCTCCGGGTTCTTTTCGTCGGTATAAAGCTCGATGTGGACCTCTGTGACACGCAGGTATACCCTGCCATCCGCAGAGAAGTTGTTTGTTCTCGGCATCAGGTATGTGATAAAAGGCGGCTCAGGTGACTCCCCTTCCGCGAAGTGGTCATAGGCAGAAGGGATATCAATCTCCGCCATGAGTTCCAGTATCTTATCCATTCTGTAACCCCCTCATGATCTCCTGGGTCAGCTGCTCCTCACCGGCTGCCTCCGCAGGAGCGATGTGTGGGATTGCCCTTACTCTCCCGCCACCTCGTTTTGCATGTCCGTGCTCCAGAAGGTGAGCCAGCATATATCTGGAGGGAGAATAGACCGTCACTTGAAGCGAAGTAGAAGTCTCCCTTGTTTTCCTGGCCGTCCAGCTCCTGGCATACTTGCCAGTCCGGACAGGAGCACTCCCCTTGATTTGGTCCCTGACGGTCTTACCGGCTCTGTCCACTGCCTTCTTTACAGTTTCTGTCGAGAGCCTGCTGTATTCCTCCATCTCCTGCATGACTGCATCTGCCAGACCGTCGATAGCTACTTTCTTTCCAGATGCCATAGGATCACCTCTCTACAAGCTCCGCATGGAACTTCCTGCTGTTGTGCTTAAAGCCCATGTCATCTACATGGACTATGTTATAGATCCGGTCGCCCAGGAGGATCCGGTACTGCTTGGAAGTTACTGCGGCAGTCTCCGTGCAGTACCGGACTGTGAAATCAAGTCTATCTCCTTCCTCCGTGTGAGCAGCTTCTTCTCCCTCCTGGCCGGTCTGAGTGGATGGTGTGGCCCAGCACCGGAAATAATCGGTCCAGACTGACTTATGGTTTCCGTAGCGGTCCGTCACCGTCTCGTTCCTCTGGATAGTGATCCGGATCCTTAGGCCTTCGATATGCATCAGATCACCCCCTCCCGGATTGCAAAGAGGATGGACCGGAGCGTCAGCGTCAGATCGTGATGGTCCGCTTCCTCCCTGTGCTCGAAGAGGTAAGCCACCGTATAGAGGATGGCCACCTTCATCATCTCCCGGACGGGAGCGAGGGAGGCCTCCTCTGTATCAGAGTTAACAGCCTCCCATTTCTCATCGCTGAGCCTCGCCACATCTGCACAGAGCCTCCCTGCCGTAGCTATGAGGGTGCCGATCATGGCATCCTCATCCGCTGTATCGACCCGAAGGTATTCCTTTGCTTCTGAAAGCGTAACAAGTGCCATGATCAGTCACCTCCTCATGCATCCGCTGTCATCAAGCCTGCAGCTTTCAGTTTGGTAAGCAGAGCATTGAAATCGTCCTTCAGTGCCTCGACTGTCTCCGCCTCGCTGGCTGCCTGATTGGCCGCAGGGGTAAAGCCCCCTCCAGAAGAAGGGAGCCCCTCAACAGAGGCCCCCTCCTCGATCACCAGTTCTCCACCGATGTGGGTGACATCGCCACCCTGCTCGGTATAGTTCTTAGCGTTATAAGTACTCATAGTCTCTCCCTCCTCATGCGTGCTGCTGAAGGATCTGGATGGCTTCCGGAAGAACGGTTCTGCCGTCAAGACGCTTGGACGCCATGAAACCGACCTGGCCGTTTCCAGCATAAAGCTCATTCAGACGCTTGAACGTGATGCCCACACGGTCTCCGATCCAGTAGTAGCTCAGATCACCAAAGATGATCGTCTTGGCACCTGCAGCGGCTGTAGGCATGAACGGAGAAGTGAAATAGGGCTTTCCAAGGATCATGTTCTGCTCACCGTCCTTGATACCAGGCTGCCACAGATACTGGCCTTCGCCAGTCTTGAGCTTTCTGATCAGCTTGACGGTGGAGTCGTTGAGAACCCAGATAGCGTTCTTGCGGTAGGGTGCACGGAGAGCATGGTACAGATCCACCAGCTCATCAGCAGTAATAGCTGCAGTTCCAGCTGCTGTCACTCCGACAGTGCCACCTCCGGTCGCGTTCAGGATCCCGGTAGGCTTGGAGACGCCGTTCCCTACCAGGTAGGCCTCCTCTTCCTTGTCACCGATCCTGCGGGAGAACTCAGTAGTGATGTATCTCTCGAGGTCAAAGGCAGAATCATTGAGCAGCTCCTCAGATACCTTGATGAGAGTGCCGACCTTGTGTGCGTCCAGCTGGACCTGACCGAAGACCTCATCGCTCTCGGTGTAAGCGCCTTCCTCATCGATCCAGGCAGCAGAGCCGTGGGATGCGACGACAGGGATCTTGTGCAGACCACTGGAAGTGGTAATCACGTGCGCGTGGGCGCGAACGATGCCATTCTCGTTCAGGGCCATGATCAGGGTCCTCTCGAACTCATCCGGAACGAGGTATCCGCCTTCGGAATCTTCCCCGGTCTCCAGTGCATTGCGCAGCTCCACGGTCATGGCATCCTTGTGGCGCAGCCGATCCCAGAACGCCTTCTTGTA